TTCCGCCGGTCATCGTCTATTTCGACAGCGCGGACTACTGGCTGGCCGATGGCTTCCACCGCTACCACGCTGCGAAACAGGCCGGGTTGGACGTGCTGCGCGTCGAGATTCGTGATGGCGATGCGCGGGCGGCCCGGCTGTATGCGGCTGGCGCGAACGGTGACCACGGGCTGCCACGTACCAACGACGACAAGCGGCGGGCCGTCCTTCTGCTGTTGAACGACCCGGAGTGGGCGAAGTGGAGCGACCGCGAGATTGCCCGCCGGTGCGCGGTAACGCATTCCCTTGTCGGCAAGGTGCGTGGTGAGCTATCTGGACGCGGCATCCAGATAGGCGAGCGGGTAGTCGAGCGCGGCGGCCAGACATACACCCAGAACACCGCTGGTATCCGCGCGTCGAATGCCGAGCGGGCGGCAAGGCCGCAGGAAAACGCGCCTGACCCTGATTCCATCGAGTATTCCAAGCTGGCGGGTACGTATGTGAGCGGGGAGCGCGTCCGCATGTTCGATGTAGTCCGCCACGTTTGGGGCACGCACAGGAGCGGCGGCGCCGAGGGCACCATCATCGGCGCGTCATTCTATCCCGACGGCGATTTGTCTGCCGTGAACGTCAAATGGAGCGCGCGGGACGGTGTTGTTCAGCCCCACACGTATTCGCAGCCTGTCCGTGAACTCGTCTTCGTTCGACGCGCCGGTGAAGAAACTCGGGCCAGCGACGAGACCGAGCGCCCGTCCCATGTCACGGAAGACGGCGAAATCGTGCGGGCGGTGGACGCGACGCAGCTTGTGCCGCGAGCGGCGCAGACGGATTCGGGCAACGCGGGCAACGCCGCGTCTACCCACGAATGGCGGACGGCGCAGGTATACGGCCATCCGGGCCGCTCTCCGAAGGGCTTCGTCTGTAAGCTCGGTAACAATGACTACCTGGCGGAAGACCTGCGTTTCTCGCCGTCCGCGCACAAGCACTTCCACTCGCATCAGGAGGCCGTCGAATGGCTGGAAGGGCGGGTGAAATCATGACCAACGGATACGGGCCGCACCCGCAGCTCGATGCGCGCGACGTGCGCGTGCTTCACATCGTCGCCAGCCTGGTGGATTCACCGGGCCGATTGACGGCGCTGTGCATTGCCGGGCACGCCGGGTTGACGATGAACGCCACGCGCCACAGCCTGCGCAAGCTGCGGACGCGGGGGCTGGTGATTTATGGGCGCGAGCAGATTCGCGTGCTGGGGATGGTGTATGAGCCAGACGGCGCGGTGATGCATGGGTAGGCTCACGAGTGAATGGGAGCATGGTGCGATGGGCCGGTTGTGGACACTGACAGTCATGTTGGTCGTATTCGTCGCGGTTCATCCGGCGGTTGGGCAGCAAGGCCCGGTCTACACGGAATGCAGCGGCGTGCTTCTGGAACAATTCCAGGCGTGGGACGATGGCGCGGCGGAACTACTCAACAGCCTGCCGCGCAGCGTCGCTGAGGCGCGAAATCAACTGACCGGCCATCTGGAGGCCGGGATGCCATTCGGGGAAGCCGGTTGCGACGCGGTGCGAGCCGGGTATTTCGAGCGCGTGGCCCGCGTGTACGCCATGATGACGTGGACGACCACGGCGGCTCTGCAGGCGTTCGATCCGAACTCCGCGACGTATCTGGGTGACCTGAATGAGAAGGCGGCCCGAATGACGGATTGGCTGCGGTACCTGCCCTTGCAGCGTGGCATGAGTGGAGGGTGATTGTGATGCTGGCTGAGAAGCGAACCATCTGTAAAAAGTGCGGGGGACGGCGCGATCCGGCGCTCGGCAATCGCATGTGCAGGCCCTGCTACAATGCCTACGTGGCGGAACAACGGCGGCTGCTGGAATGCGCACCGGCCGAACCGCTGACCGCGGTAGACGCCAAAGAAGGCGACTGGGTGAAGCGCCTGCGCGTCTTCGAGGCGGTGTTCGCCCGGCACGGCCTGCAGGCGGGCGGTGTGTGGGCGCTGGTGAAGGTAGCGCGGTCGTGAATGTGCTGCGCCTCCCCTACCCGCCGTCATCGAACCGTTACTGGCGCGTCAACCGGCAGACGGGCAAGCCGTATCGCAGCCCGGAGGCGAAAGCGTATATCACGACGGTGGGGTGGGAGTGCGCGGCACAGGGGTACAACGAACCGACGGCGGAGACGGTCAGCCTGCGCCTCCAGTTCCACCACAACGCGGGGCGGCGGATTGACCTGACGAACGGCATCAAGATTCTGGAAGACGCCCTGAAGGGATTCGCCTATGTAGACGATGTGCAGGTGGTGCATCAGGAGGCGGAGCTGGTTATCATCCCGCCCAGGCTTGAACCGTATGTGCTGGTGACCGTTATCCCGTGCGAGGCGCGGGTGCTGGAGGGGAAGTCATGAACACGGGAGAGTACCGTGTGCCGTTCGGGATTGCGATGAACGACGCGCTGGCGGGTGAGATGGTTACGGTGATGAGAAGTGCCGGTGGCGGTCACGGTGGTGGCGCAGCGGCTCTCACCGAAACAGTCGCCCTGACGTGCGACGTTCGTGAGGGGCAGATGGTGTTCGCGGATGAAGTGGTGCTTTATGACCCCGATGATGAGGTGGGCGCGGGGGATGACGACGAGGATGAATGGGATGAGTGAGAAGCCGAGCAGCATTGGCCGTCAGGGAAAGCCGCGTGTCAACCTTAACCTCCCCGGCGGGCGTGTCCAGAACTCCTATGATGAGAGTGCCCCCGCCGCGTTCGTCATTCAGGACATGCTGGCGAACATCCGCGAACTGAACGCGACGGTTGACCGGCTGAGGGCGGAATTGGCGGCGCTCAAGGCGGGGCAGGCCACCGCCGAGTAACCCGCCCTGCCCGATTGAAGACGACGAAGGCGGCCCGCACAGGCCGCCTTTTCGTTTGCCTGCGCGCGGCCGGGTGAAATTGAATTTGCCGCTCGTGTGTCATGCTGATAGTATGATAGTGATATTGTCGTGACAAAAGTGCGCACATGTCCAAGCGACGAGGCAAGAGCGAAGAGCCAGAGAACGCGAAAGCCACAGAGGCGGGCGCGGCGCGGCTTACCAACAAGCAGCGTGCCTTCGTCGCTGAATACCTGAAGTGCTGGAACGCCAGCGAGGCCGCCCGGCGCGCTGGATACTCCGCTAAAAACGCCGACGTTATCGGCTCCGAGAACTTGGGAAAACCTGGTATCCGCGAGGCTATTGAAGAGCGGTTGCGCACGCTGACGATGTCGGCCGACGAGGCGCTTTTCCGCCTGTCCGAGATGGCGCGTGGCACGATGGCCGACTTTGTGGACGCCGATACCCAGCAGATCGATCTGGCGCGGGCTGCTGAGGCCGGGAAGCTCGGCCTGGTCAAGAGTTTCTCACGAACGGACACGGAATACGGCGGCTCGATTCGTGTGGAACTGTACGACGCCCAGGCGGCCCTCGTGCAAATCATCAAGCAGCGCCAGCTCGCGACGGGAAAGCCGACGAGCAGGGTAGAGATGAACCTGAGCCAACTGACCGATGATGAACTCGAACGTCTCTCTCGCGGTTAGGGCTCAGGCCGAGCTGGAGCTGCGCAGACGACGGGCTGCGCGCTCGCTCACCTATTCCGACCTTCGCATCTTCACGAAGCAGCACAGCATCGAGCCGCTGCGCGTCAAGCGCGCCCAGGCCGAACTGCTCCAGCACATCGGCCAGCCGGGCGGGCGTCATCTGATTCTGAAAGCGCGGCAGCTTGGTATCAGTACCATCGTACAGGCGCACCTGTTTCTCACTGCAATCCGGCAATCCTCGCGCATCGGCACGCTCGCGCACGACGACGAGACGACACAGAAACTGCGCGCGATGGCCGACATGTTCTGGTCTCAATTACCGGACGCCAGCCGCCCCGAGCGCGGAATCGACAACGCGACGACCACAAGCTATCCCCGCACGCACAGCACGGTCTATATCGCCAGCGCTGGAAGCAAGCAGAAGGGGCGCGGTGGCACGTATTCGCACGTACACGGGAGCGAAGTCGCGTTCTGGACGTATGGAAGCGCGCTGCTGGCGGGGCTGCTGCAGGGCGTGCCTGACAACGGCGAAATCATCCTGGAGAGCACGCCGAACGGCCAGCAGGGATGGTTCTACGAGCAGTGCATGAAGGCGCTCGACGGCGATGAGTCGTGGCAGCTCCACTTTTTCCCGTGGTGGTGGGATGAGGAATACCGCATCGCCGGTGCCGAGATTGACCACTACACCGGCGAGGAAGCGCGTCTGGTCGAATTACACGGGCTGGACGCCGAGCAGATCGCGTGGCGGCGGCGGAAGGTGCACGAACTGGGGCCGTTGTTCGCGCAGGAGTATCCCGAAGATCCCCACAGCGCATTCATTGCCAGCGGGACAGGGTATTTCATCCTGCAGGACGACATGTTCACAGCGCCGATGGGCGCGACCCGGCGGGAGGGTCACCGCTACATCGCGGGGTTGGACTTCGGGCAATCCAACGACTACACGGTGTGCTGCGTGCTGGACGCCACGACGCGGGAGCAGGTTGACCTCCTGCGCGTGAACCGCGAATCGTGGGCGAGTATGCGCGGGCGGGTGGTCAAACTCTGTAAGCGGTGGGATGTGCAGACGCTGCTCGCTGAAAGCAACAGTATGGGCAGCACGAACATTGAGGCGCTGGAGAGCGAACTGAGCAAGGCGGGATGCAGGACACGCCTTGTCTCGTTTGAGACCACGCACAGCAGCAAGACGAGCGCCATGTCGGAACTGCGAATTGCGCTGGAAGAGGGCGGCCTGCGCTTGCAACCGCACCCGGCGCAGCGTCACGAACTGGCCGCGTTTACCAGTCGGCAGACGATGACCGGATTGTGGCAACTGAGCGCCTCGAATGGCGGTCATGACGACACAGTGATCGCGCTGGCGCTGGCCTGGAATGCCAACTCTCAGAGGACGATGAGCGTAGGGGTGACGAAATGGCTGTGAAACTGGAACAGGTCGCGGCGCTCGCGCTGGCGGCATTCAGCGAGACGGTGCGAGGGGCATGGGTGGCGCAGCAGCAGACGCAGGCCCGGCGCGTGCTGGCCTTGCGCGGGTATGCGAGCGGCAGTCATCCGAACGCGCTGACCACGCAGATGAAAGAGGCGCTGCGCGTCAAGGACGGCGATCTGTTCCCCGGCTTCACCGACAACTACATGGACATCGTGATTCAGACGGCGGTTGACCGCTGCAAAGTGGACTCCTTTGACACGCCGGATGAGGCGGGGCGGCAGTGGGTGGACGATCTGCTGCGCGATACCCGCTTCGACGGGATGCAGACGGACATCGTTGAGGCGGCGATGCTGGATGGCGATACCTACCTACTCGTCTACTACGACAACGAGGCGGGGCGTTCGCTGTTCTCGCACGAACCGGCGTTCGATGGCGAGAGCGGGATGCTCGTCTACTACGAATCGGCGATTGCCCGCTTCCCGGCGGTGGCGATGAAGACGTGGGCGGTCGGCGATGACCAGCGGCTGACGGTCTATCACCCCGACCGGGTTGAACGCTACATCTCGCGGCAGGGGGGCACGTTTGAACCCTACGCCGAAGAGGGGCAGGAGGCGGTCAGCCGGTGGGCGACGTCAAACGGCGCGCCGATTGGACTGCCGGTGTTTCACCTCGTTAACCGCAAGCGGGCAGGGCAGGCGTGGGGCGCGTCGGATATCGAGCAGGTGATTCCGCTGCAGAACGCGCTCAACCGCACGCTGTACTCGATGATTATGAGCGAGGAACTGAGCGCGTTCATGATCCGCCTGGCGAAGGGCTTCGAGCCGCCCACGTCGGTCACGCCGGGAAGCTGGCTGAAGGTTGGTCAGGCGGAGACAGCAGGCGGCCCGATTGTGCCGCCGCAGGGGTCGGAAGAGGCGACCGCGCTCAACGCGATCAAGGCGGAGAGTCTGGAGCAGGCGGAACTGGCTCCGTTCCTCGATGTGGCGCGCTGGCTGAAGGCGGAAATCTCGTTCGTTTCGCGCACGCCTGCGCCGGAACTGATGGGCGGCGACAGTTCAAGCGGCGAGGCGCTCAAGCAGCGCGAAATCGGGCTACTGGGCCGCGTGCGCCGGTTCCAGGTGAAGGCGGGCAACGTCTTCGAGGACGCGGTGCGCTACGCGGCGCGGCTGGAAGGGGTGTACGGGGTGTACGCCGTGCCTCCGCTCGATGACCTGTCATGCCGCTGGGAGAGCGCGGCGCTGCGCAACGACACCGAGACGGTCGCCAACGCGACGGCAGTCGGTGACCGCGTGAGCAAGCGCGAATATTTGCGGATGGTCGCGCCGGTGTACGGCTGGAACGCGGAGAAAATCGAGGCGATTCTGGTCGAGATGGACGATGACTCGGCGGCGGCGGCGCAGCTGGCGCGCGATACGTTCCAGCCGCCGTATGGCCCGGTTGAGCCTGAGAACGATGCGCGGCCAGCCGTTGAGCGCAGCATGGCGGCAGAGACGGAGGAGGCCGCCGCATGAGATGACCGATTGACAGCCTTATCTTTCATCGGATTCAGGTAGTGAAAGGGAACACAGCATGGCTGACCTAACCATCACAGCAACAAACGTACTGGCCTCGAATGGGGCTACCAAGCGCACCGGGGTCGCGGGCGCAACCATCACGGCCGGCCAGTCGGTGTATGTGGACGCGGCCGACGCGGGCAAGGTCAAGCTCGCCGACAACAACGCGAGCGCGGCGACGGCAGACGTGAAGGGCATCGCCCTGCACGGCGCGCACAGCGGTTCGCCCATCGCCTACGTCGAGGAAGACAACGACTTCACGCCGGGCGCGACGCTGACGGTGGGCACGATCTACGCGATCAGCAGCACGGCGGGCGGCATCTGCCCGGTGGCTGACCTGAGCTCCGGCATGTACCCGGCGGTGCTGTTCATCGCCAAGACGACGACCAAGGCGGTCATGCGCATCGTCAAGGGCGGGGTGGCCATCTGATGGGCGCGACGGCTGAGGTAGTCGAAAGTCGGGTGGCTGACCGGATGCGCCGGGCGTGGGCGCAGCTGCTGCGCGAGTTTGCGAGCGAAGACCTACCCATCCCGAATGGCGCCAACATCGTTGTGAGCGAAGACAGGGGCACGCTGACGGTGACGGCCTCGGTGACGGGCATCCTGCGCGAGCAGAAGGGCGGCAAGGCGGCGGTGGTCGTGGAAGACGAGGCCGCGCCGCCGGTTCCGTTCAACGACGAAGACGCGCCACCGCCGCGTGTGAAGGGCAGCCGCTAGCCGATGGTTCAGCCCGCCCCCGCCCCTGCGCCGGTTGACGCGCCGCGCGCGCTGCGCCTCTCGTATGAGCGCGTGGCGCGCATCCTGTACGGCCGTCTTGACCGGGGCTATGCGGCGATTCAGCGCGGATTCATGCGCGACCTGCTGCGGTTGCAGAACGAGCAGATGGCGCGGGGCGTGGTCAATCAACTGCTGCGAGCGGCCGGGGGCGGGCAGGCCATGCCGCAACCGGGAAGCCCGCAGTGGAACGCGCTGATAGACGAGCTGCGGGCGGTGGCGGCCCAGCATCAGGTGTTGTTCAACGAGCAGGCGCAGGCGGTCGTTCGTTCGGCGGCGGAAGCGGCGAGTCATTCGGTACCGGAAATTGCGGCGCTGGCGGCGGGGCGGGGCGCATCGAACCTGCGCGCGGCGTGGAATCAGGTTGACCCGCTGGCGCTGGAAGCGGCGATGACGAGGATGCACCGGCCAGCGTTTGAGCAGGCGGTGGGCCGGTATGGGGAACAGTACGTGAGCGCGGCGCAGCAGGTGCTGATTGCCGGGATTGCGGCAGGCCAGAACCCGCGCGCAACGGCCCGCCAGCTGCGCCAGGTACTGACAACGATGCCCGCGCACGCGGCCACGACGATGACGCGCACGCTGCAAATGAACGCCTACCGGGGCGCGACAGCGATGCACCAGCGGGCGAACGAGCGGGTCTTGCAGCGGGCGATCCGGGTGGCCGCCCTCGACGCGAGAACATGTCTGTCTTGCCTTGCGCTGCATGGCACAGAGGTTCCGCTGGGCGAGGAGATCGTGTCGCATGCTAACTGCCGGTGCGTAGCGGTCGCAACCCCGCGCGGTTCGCAGATTACGGTGCAGAGCGGCCCGGAATGGCTGAATGCGCAACCGGCCGCCATGCAGCAGCAGGTGATGGGGCAGGCGAACTATGCGGCGTGGCAGGCCGGGCGGGTGAGGCTCGACCAGTTCGTGGGCTATCGCACCGACGCGGTGTGGGGCCGCCAGACCGTCCAGCGCAGTCTCCGAAGCATTCTGGGGGAGGCCGCCCCTCAATTCTATTCGCGCCGCCCACGCGGCTGAAGCCGACAAAGGACTAGCACATGCCAGAAGAACCGAACACCCCTCAGACTCCCCAGGTACCGCCCGCCGCGCCGCCAGCCGGTGACGCTGCGCCCCCTGCTCCGCCTGCCAATGACGACGGCGGCAATCGCCGCGATTGGGCGGCGGAGTGGGACGGCAATATGGACTCGCTCCCGCCGCGCGTGCGGGAAATCATCCGCAAGGCGAACGAGGAAGCGGCCGACTACCGGCACAAGAAGAAAGCCGCTGAGGACGCGGAAAAGCGGCGGCTGACCGAAGCGGGCGAGTACAAGGCGCTGTACGAGCAGGTGACGGCCGAACTCGAACCGCTGAAGCGCAAAGCCGAACGCGCCGAGTCCATCGAAGCGTTCATGGCGCAGACGGTCAAGGCGCGCATCGAGGCGCTGCCCGAGCAGTACCGGGCGCTGGTGCCGAAGTACGACGATCCGCTGCAAACGCTGGCGTGGCTCGACCAGAGCGCGCCGCTGCTGGTTCCGCCGAAAGCGCCGTCGCTTGACGCGGGCGCGAAGGGTACGGGCGGGGCGGCTCCGCTGACGGCAGAGGAACGGGCGATGGCGCAGCGGATGCGCGTGTCGGATGAGCAGTTTCGCAAGTCGCGCGACGCGCTGCAGGCGCGGCAGGAGAAGTAGGGGCGGGCCGGGGAATTGCCCGGCCCGTTTGTCACAGTAATAGCAATTTCGTGTAGTTGTTGCGGCGATTGTCATATTGCATTAACATAAGGCTGTACGCGGCCGTGTTTTCCTCCTCTCGCGGTGAGTCTCCTTGGCACGGCCTGCGGACTCCGGGCGAAGCTGGCGCGATGCAATCTCCCCATCGCGCCAGCACCCGGCGGGTAGACCCCTCAACGTAACTCCTCGGCCCGGCGCCGAACACGCAAGCCCCGGCGGCTGCGAAACTCCGAATCTTACAACCGAGGAGGTTCTCATGGCTGCCTTTGAGTTTGCGCAGTCATACAGTGGCGAAAACAGCGTGCCTGCTATCGCCGAATTCCCTGTGGCCACCACGCAGACGCTCAAGGTCGGTGACCCGGTCATGCTGGGCAGCGGCAAGGTGACGGCGGGCGCAGCGGGCACGTTTGGCCGCGCGCTGGGCGTGATGGCGCAGGATGCGACCTCGCTGACGGCCGGCACGCTGGTCAAGGTGTACGTGGCGAAGCCCGATCAGGTGTGGAAGGCGACCGCTTCGGCGGACGCGACGAGCCACGTGCTGGCGGCGCGCAGCTACGACCTGACGACCGGCGGCGTGGTCAACGTGGCCGATACGACCGGCGGCTGCATTCAAATCGTCCGTTTGGGCGCGTCCACGACGGAAGTTTACGTCGCGTTCGCAACCACCGAGTTCTAGGAAGGGGCTGAACAATGGGTACTCCGATGAACCAGACGCAGTTGTCGGCTCTGACCAACCTCGGTGTGGCGCTGAACGCGGTGTTCGTGCAGCAGTTGCAGGCGGTGGCGGGCGATAGCCTGCTGAACACGCTCTACAACGTGCAGGAGAGCAACCGCGCGGTCGAGCGCCGCCAGGGCGTGGGCGGGATGGGGGATGTGCCGAAGTTCACCGGCGCGATTGAGTACGACTCGTTTGAGCCGCTCTATCGCACCGACTACACGCACATCGAGTATGCGAAGGGCATCGCGGTCGAGCGCAAGCTGATTGATGACGACGAATACGGCGTCATCAGCGGCCGGGCGCAGAAGCTGGGCCTGACCTTCGACCGCACCATCGAAAAGCACGCGGTAAGCGTGTTCAGTAATGCGTTTTCCTCGTCCTATGCGGGCGCGGACGGCGTGGCGCTGTGCGCGACGAATCATCCGTACTCGCCGACCAACGCGGCCGTGCAGAGCAACAAGGGCACGTCGGCCCTGACCGAGTCCTCGCTGACGGCAACCCGCCAGCTGATGCTGAAGTTCAAGGACGACCGGAGCGAGGTGATGAACACCGCGCCGGATACGCTGCTGGTTCCGGTGGAACTGGAAGAGGCGGCGCGCGTGATTGTCGAGAGCGGCCAGCGCAGCGGTACGGCGAACAACGACGCCAACACCAACCGGGGCTACCGCATCGTCGTGAGCCGCTACCTGACGGACGCCAACGACTGGTTCCTGATTGACAGCCGTATGGCGAAGATGTACCTGAACTGGTTCTGGCGCGTGCAGCCGGAGTTCGCCGAAGACCCGTCGAGCGACTACAACCTGGTCATGAAGTACCGGGGGTACATGCGCTACTCGTTCGGGTTCGATGCCTGGCAGTGGATTTACGGCCACGCGGTGGCCTAGTCAGCGGCCAGACTTGAGCAGCCGGGGGCGGTGAAGCCCGCCCCCTGAGCAGAGGGAGCAACCCCGATGGGTGTAACGAACCTCGATTCATTGAACCTGAGCGGCGCGCTGGCGGTGACCGGCGCGATTTCGGGCGCGGGCATCGCGGCGGGCATTCAGCAGCCGGTGGAACTGGGCGCGGCGAGCGGCGCGATTGCCGCGAAGACCGGCATCGTGATGCTGACCAAGGCGGGCGTGGCGGCGATGACGCTGGCGGCGCCGGTGGCGGGCACGGATGACGGCAAGGTGTTGACCATCGTGGCGGCCACGGCGAACGCGCACACGGTGACGCAGGCGACCCCCGGCTTCAACAACGCGGGGGCGAGCGGTGACGTGGCGACGTTCGGCGGCGCGATTGGCGACAGTATGCAGATCGTGGCCTACAACGGCCGCTGGCACGTCATCAGCCTGCGCAACGTGACGCTGGCCTAAGGGGGCCGCGATGGCGACCAAATACGAGCGGGTGACCGTGACGGTGGCGGGCAGCGCGGGCAGCGCGACGGGCAGCGGGAAGACCCGCCCGATCACGGGCCTGCTGCTGGCGGTGCATGTGGACTACACGACCCAGCCCGCGACGGCGGACGTGACGATTGCGACGGCGGGCAGCACGGCCCCGGCGCTGACGCTGCTGACGCTGGCGGACAAAAACGCCGATGGCTGGTTCTTCCCCCGCCAGGCGATCCATAACACGGCTGGGGCGGCCCAGACTCAGTACGACATTGCGCCGGTGGCCGATGCGATCACGGTAAGCGTGGCGCAGGGCGATCCGGGCAGCGTGGTCGTGACGCTGATGTACGAGGGCTAACGCCATGTCGTTCACCTACACGCCGATTGCGACCGACGCCGACCGCGTGCGCTTCCATCTGGGAGACACCGATCCGGCGGCCGCGAAGTTCTCGGATGAGGAGATCGCGGGCGTGCTGGCCGAGTTCGGCACCTACCAGAGCGCCGTGCTGGCGTGCATCCGCAACCTCATCACGCGCCTGTCACAGCCCGATTTCAAGGCCGACTGGCTGCAGGTGACGAACGGCAGCGCCATCACGTCATGGCGGAAGCTGTATGACGAGAAGGCGGCCGAATTCGGACTGACCGTCGGGCGCTCGTCCACCAGCGGGGTGACGAACGTGGTGCGCGGCGACAGCGATATGACGAGCTGGTGAGGGCCGGACGATGCCACGCGGCGGACTGACGATTACCCGTGTAGACCTGCGGCGGATGCAGCAGATCGCCCGCGACCTGCCTGACGCGCTGGATGATGCGCTGAACGCGACCGCGCACGAAGCGCTGGCCGAAATCGTGCTGTCGTTTGGCAGCGGGCCAGCGGGGCGGACGTACACGCACGAGGGCGTTTCACACGTCGCGTCATCGCCGGGCCATCCGCCGAATGTGGACACGGGCGCGCTGTCCGGCGGAATGTGGACAGACAAGGTCGGTGAACTGGAATACGTAATTGCCGACGATACCGACTATGGCGTGTACCTCGAACTGGGCACGGAGCGGATGGCGGCGCGCCCGTTCGTGACGCCGGTCATCGAGCAGATGCGGCAGGGCGAATTCGGGCGGATGATGCGGCGCTATCTGGAGGATACGGGCGTATGGTGAGCACCCTGATTCTCAGCCAAATCCGGCAGACGACGGCGGCCTTTCTGAGCGATCTGGCGACGGTGAGCCGCGAGGTATCGGCAACGGGCGAATACGGCGAGCAGGTGCGGCGTTGGGACGTGGTGGCGGCCAGTGTGCCGTGCCGGGTCATCAAGACGACGTTTGACCGCACGCAGACGGTGAGCGAGGTGATGAGCCGTGAAACTGCGCCGGAACTGTACTCGGTGATTCTGCCGGTGGACGCGGTGGAAGTGCAGCCCAAAGACCGGATTACGGTGGGCGGGCGCGTGTTCCGCGTGGTGCAGGTGCAGCCCGACCTGACGGATGCCGTGTTCCAGCGGGTGCAGGCGGTGGCGCGTGACTGAGCCGGCCGTCGGGGCGCTGCTGCGCGCTGTTCAGAAGCGGGCGGTCGAAGCGGGCGCGCCGTGGGGCAGCCGGGCCTATGTGAGCATTGCGCCGGAGGGGACGGCCTATCCGTACCTCATCTACCAGGTGCAGGGCGGCGGGGAACGGAACGCCATCCGGGCGCGGGACGCTGAAATCGTGCTGGTGATTCAGGTCTTCGATGATTCGCTCGCCGGGGCGCTGGGTGGCAGCACGGTCATTGAGCAGCGGTTCAACGACCAGGGGCTGTATGACACGACGACCCCGGTAGACGGCGGCGCGGCGTGGGCCATCCTGACGAGCACGCAGGAGCGGGCGGTTTTCCTGACGAATCAGGTGGACGGGCAGCTCGTCTACCAGTCGGGCGCGTTTTTTCGGTTTCGGATGGAAGCACTACCAGACTAGGAGATAGAACGTGGCTACATATAACGGGAATGGGGCGTACCTCTCGATTGACGGGGTGAATGTGTCGGGTTTCTACACGACGTTCACGCCTTCTCGTTCAATGGATGGAGTGGACATCACAGCGGGCGCAGGGACGAACCATCGCCAGCGCGCCGAGGGGTTGGAAGACGGCAGCTGTAGCGGGACGGTCGTGTATGACGCATCTGCGGTCTCGACCTACATGGCGAAGCTGGACGTGGGCGAGCACGTCATCATCTACGGGCCGGAGGGGCAGGCAACGGGCAAGCCCAAGCATGAGTGCCGGTACATCATTACATCCCTCGATGGCCCAACCGTGGACGTCGAGAAGGCGAAGGTCGTCTTCGACTTCAGTGGCGATGCCGCCGACGCGCCCACGGTCAACATGTACACGGGTGGGGTGTTCTGATGCCCGCCAAGCCCTCGTTTGATATTGATCGGCTGAGTTGGAAGGACTCAAAAACGCTGAGTGTGGCGCAAACGCGCCTGAACAACGCGCTTGAGGCGAAGGACGCCGACGGAATCGAGCGCGGATTCAGCGATCTTGAGTCCTACATGTCGAAGGTGACGGTGGATGTGCCCCGCGACTGGCTGGTTCCAGATGCCCCCGAACACCTCGACTGGAGCGACCCGGCGTCGTTCAATTGGCTGAAGTCGAGCCAGATGACGAGGCTGCAACTGGCGCTCGCCGAGGAACTGAAGCCGGAGAACGCGACAAAAAACTAGGTGCGGCCATTCGGATGGCCGGCAGGGTGCCTGGTATGGTTCAATTCGACGAGGACGAGGTATGGCGCATCAACCGGGCGAGGATGGCGAGGGAACTGCACAAACTGCCCTCTGAGATCGACGACATGCCTTACCTGGATATGCTCGACCTGATCGCGGTTGGCAATGCCGACAACGAAACGACCGCGCGAAGTAGCAGGAAGCGATGAACCGCCCCTTCAAATGGGGCGGTTTTCTACAGGGGTTGAGGTCGAACGCTGGTGAGCCAGTCCTCAATGCGCCGCTGAATGGCCCTGCCCTTCCGCTGGCCGAGCTTGTCAACCAGCCATTCACCGGCACAGCGGTTCCACTTCGAGTTATTGCAGCCACCTGTGCCGTGACAGAGGGGGACGATGTTCCACGGGACGGTGCCGGGGCAATCCGGCGAGGAGAGCGGTATCCAGTGGTCGGCGGCGAGGATGTGCCAGAGGCCGGGCGGGCGGCCACAGACCGCGCAGCAACCGCCGAAGTGGTCGAGCGCCGCTTGCCAGTCGGCAGCGGTGAAGGTGTCGGGAAGGGAACGCTTGCGGGCTGCGCGAGCAGATCTGTAAGCTCGTACTTTCAACCCATTGGCTGTGCGCCAAGCGTTATTGTACTCTTTTCTGGAGGGGCGATTCCGCCCGTGCTGCCTGTAAAGATCGGGATTCGCGGCACGGTATTCTTGATTGTACTCGCGCCGTTTGTCCTTGTTGGCCATGTACCACTTGTGGGATGCCTCGCTGCTCCTGGACGGATCAGCAGCGTAGCTCTCCCGGCGTTGGGCACGTATCTTCTCTGCGTTCGAGGCGTAGTATTCCCTCCACCTTTCGGGGTGAGCGGCACGGTACGCGCGGGCCCACTCAATCCTCGCGTCACGGTTGGCCGCGTATTGCTCGGCCTGTTTCCGCTTTATCTTGTCGGCGTTGTTGGCGTAATACTCCCGACACTTCTGGAGATGCGTTTCTCGGTTGGCTGCGTAGTATTCGCGCCCGCGCGCCGCGACGCAAGACCTACAGTGAGGATGCAGTTTGTCTTTGGCGTCCGCTTTTTTGTGGAACGCCTCTCTTGGCTTCAATTCACCGCACTTCGTGCATTTCTTAAGTTCGTTCATGGCGGTCATCAGGTGGCAGGGTGCAGGCCATGCGACCTGCACCCTGCTGTGCCTGACTAACTGGCGATGTCTTCGAGCATGGGCCGCGCCTCACGGACGGCAGCCGCAATCTCGTGCATCAGAACTTCGAGCGTGTTGCCGCCACTGAAAAGCTGCGCGCGAGACCAGCGGTCATGCAGGGCCAGCTTGCCGATGATGTAGAGGGCGAGGCATTCATCTGGCGACAGCGCATCGGCGCTGAGGGCGCGCAACGCATCTTCGGGGGAGAACTTAACGGATGGGGTTTCAGAGATAGGGGTATACTGTGCATCAGACATGGGACTAGCCTCCTGTGTCTCACGCCTCCGGCTGTTGACGCAGCGCGGGGGCACCTTTTCGAGTAACTTACCCTCCGCTCTTGTCGCTGACCCCCTTTCTGTTTCTCCACTGCCCTTTGCGCTGGCGGGCATCTTCGACGGCGGACTCCTCAATCCACCAATCGCGCCCTCGTTTTGCAGCTTGGAGTACGCCGGTCTTTATCAGGTGAAGCACCTGCCGACGACTCAGCCCCAACTGTACAGCGGCCTCATCGGTTGTCACTCGGGTCACTCCTTGCTTGACGGAATGATATAGCCTCGTGCGGCTAAAGTCAATGCCTGTCTACAGATTCGCCAAGAAACTCTTTTTACCCAATGTAACGGGTTTGGCTTATTCTTAGGGTGACTATCCTCGAAGGGAGAGCCTCATGCGCACTGTTTTCCTGGTACTGATTGTTCTTCTGTCTCTTGTGGCCCCCGCTGTGGCGCAGTACATCCCGCCGGATGGCTGCGAGCGCACCGGCTATGCTGTGATGTTTTCCGACGCCGCCTACCTGCTCGAAGCAGATGAATCGGCAGACGACCCGGACATTCTGAAATCGTCACTCGATTTCTATCTGAACACCATTCAAACGCGCCGCGCCAACTGCGCCGGGTTAGCGTTTGAGGGCGAGGGCGGTGAGGTCATCGGCCCATTCGATCTGCCCGCCGGTGACTACATCGTGACCGGTACGTTTACCCGTTCGGGGAACATATTCTTCGAGACCCTGACGGATGATTGCCGCCTCGCGCTGCTTGGATCGTCTTTGGGCATCTATGATGGGAATGGCGGCAGAAAGCAGACCGTCCTTCAGATAGACCAGTCCTGCCGCCTGCTGGTCGAGGCCAGCACCGCCGCCCCCTGGACATTGAACTTCGTGCCGATCAGCTAGGCATACCCTTTTCGCCCCACTCAAGGAGTTCATGGTGCGCTCCCTTATTCCCGTTCTGCTGTCGTTGCTCTTCCTCGCCATCCCGGCTGCTGCGCAAACGCCGACGCCAGTTCCCTACAATCCGACAGCACCGCGCAACTACACGGTCACAACCGGGGCGCGCGTGCGCGCTTGCCCCTCAGTCTCTTGCGCGTCCATTGGCTCTGTACGCGCCGGGGCAACGGTGCGCGTGTATGGGGCGGCCATTGGCGACCGGGTCACCGGAACTAACGCGACCTGGTACGTCATCACCCTGAATGACCGGCGCGGCTTCATCTATTCAGGGCTGGTGCGCGCTGCTGCGGGCGCATCAGCGGGAGGGGCGGGCGCGGTGAGTACCCCGGCTCCAGCGCCCATCAGCACGCCGGTTCCGGTTGCCCCCGGCTATGTGTGCAATTGCTCGAAGACGTGCGGGGCAATGACCTGTGATGAGGCGTATTTCCAACTCAACCAGTGCGGATGCAGGGCGCGGGATGCCGACAGCGATGGCGTGCCCTGCGAGTCAATCTGCCCCGGCGGGTGAGAGTGGAATAATTCGAGGAATATTCTACGTCGGTTTCTTGCAGCGAAACGCCCCCGATTGGGGGCGTTTTTATTTGCGGGCGCGGCGCGGTTTCGGCTTGTACTCCCTCAGTCACCCAATTTGTCACAACGCATGCGCGAATGGGCGCACAATGCTATAATCATCGTATTGTTGTAACACTGTCCCCGCTTTCCCGGCTAGATGCCGGTTCCCCTGGCTAGACGCCGCCCCCGGAGCGTAGACCGCCCGGCCCGTCCATTCCGACACGGTG